GGTTCATGGCGTACATGCTTTCCATCCTCATTTCATCTAAGCGCCGTTGCTCGGTCTGCCTTCTCCATTGTTCTTCAGTAATCAAATCCCGTCGCGGGCTTGCAGCATTGCCACCGCCAGTTCCCCGATTGCCTCCACCACCCCGATTGCCTCCAGCCCCTTGATTGGCAGGGTTCCCATGGCTTTTGATAATGTTACCTTGTGGATCTCTCCAGCGACCCCGGCTGACCCGTGTATAGGCATCGGCTTTTAATGTCGCCGATGGGTCCTTCTTCATTGCCGTTTGACCTGCTGTTGGTGCCATAAGTTATACCTGCCCGCCTAGATCGTACCGTATTTCAAAGCCAATAATTTGTAACGGGGAATTTTCCAAAGTCCCACCAAACCGAATAGCTGCACAATGCCCTTGCCCCTTAGCAGAGTACCTATCGTAAATGTACTCAACGTCAGCAGACCACGCGCTGCCCCACGGACTACCCCAGGGAGTAAAAGTACCGCCAGATGTAGTGCTAGTCGTGATAACTGATTGCCGCTTAAAATCAGTGTCTAGTCCCAATGCGACTTGCGTACCTCGTTTGGCCTGAAGTAACGGGCGGATATCAACAAAATGCTTAAAATTGCCTCTGCTGCCATAGAAACTAAAAGCACTGCGTAAAGCATAGCTGATCGCGCCTCCTGTATAGGTGGATGTTTTGGCATCGGCATAACCAGTCTCACCTTGCCAGACAATGCCGGTAGATGAGCCATAAAATGGAAGCGTGTTAAACGTATCGCTTGATTGACAATCGGTATCTTGGTTAAGCGCAAACAGTGTCCACGCTTTGGAATCAATTGAGTACACCAAAAACCTGCAACCTGTCCCTGACGTTGGTACTGTGAAATACACACGCCTACCGATAGGCCAGTAAAATCCAGTCCATAGGTTACTAAAAGGAGTTATTTTAGCGTATGCAGAGATAAGCGGGTTAATTTTTTGGGATACTACGTTAACTGCTTGCTCTGGATCCAATTGAAACAAAGCAGACAAAGGCACCACACCCTGCTCAGTAAGAATCCAAACATCATTGTTAACGTTAACGAACGCACTACGCCCAAGGGGTTTACCAATTAAGAAATGGGCAACTAATTTATACTCGGTATCATCAGGCGATTTGCCTTGATACAAAAGAATTTCCCCCTCTGTGCTTATTGCATATTGGAGATCATCAGTAGTGACATTGGCTAGATTAGTATAGCTACCAGTAAAACAAAGTGATCCACCATTACGCATGGCGCAAGTAAAATCACGCGACTTAAGTACCGGCGCTCCCGTTGTAAATGTTTCTCCAACAGGGGAATCCACATACCACATTTTCATGGATTGCTGTTCAACAAAATACAATCGCTCCCGGTAGGACGAAACGCTGATTAGATCCGTTAATGCTAACCCTACTCCGCTTCCTGTTATGTCAGCAGCTATGCCTGTCCCGCTATAAACCTGCGGAGTATCAATTCCATTTGTTAGGTAAATTCTGTCAGCAAATAGTTCGTAATCCCAATACCCAGAAGTGTATCCTCCAACCTTACTGATGTTTGTAATGACGCCACTTTCATCAATGGCAAATAGTTGGGTAGCTTGCCCAACAATCAATTGAGAAGTGCCATCAGCTAATGGCAGCTCTTTCATGAACTGAATTTCTCCAGCTACGCCACCACTAGCGGTTGCAAGGTTAGCAAATTGCTCGTATCCCAAGCGCACTGTTGGCGCTCCAGCACCGGGAAAGATGTTGGTAAGTTCCAAGGCACAAGCCGGATCCATATTGTCAATTGGACTAACTAAGTCCAATCCCAATGATGGCGGCGGCATTGTGTAACCTTGAAATGGCATTAAACCTACCTACCCCTATTCAACCACTGCCCTGGGGAATAACTTGGTCTTGGCCCTGCATATCCCGGCATTACATTGGTGTTTTGAGGCAAATTATAATTATACCCAAAAGACCCATAAATTGGGTTCTGCGCTTGATTTAGATCATACCCACCCGATCCCATCGGGGAATACACATCTCTGGCAGGTCCTTTGCCGTTCGGATATCCAGGCTGCTGCACCATGTTATTAAACATATCTGCTGCATTGTCCTGTGCAGGATTGCGGTTAGGCTGATTAGGCATAACACGCCCACCCGGACCTGTTAGTTGTCCTTGCGTGTTGCGATACACCCCCGGGGATACCCGTGTTAGTGGTCCACGATCTCCCTGTGGTCGCATAGGATCGGCTATGCGGTCAGGATAGGCTTGGGGCATACCCATCCTATCTGGTCCTCTGGAAAAGCCTGGATCTCTATTAGTAAACTGTCCGGTTCTTTCGTCAAAGTTTGGATTGCCCCCAGCATAGGCTTGCCCACCAAGACCTGCGACTGCACCGGAAATAAAATTCTTACGATCATCTATTTGATTGGCGGTATTGTATATCCCCCCCGCAAACCCGCCATAAGATTGATTTTGCCCACCAAGACCTGCAGCAATGCCAGATTCAAGACGTTCATCAAAAGTCATATAAGTAGGGTTTTGCTTTTCTTTATACATCTCCTGATCATATTGCTTCAGTGCCTCATTACCCTCAAACCTTCTTATACCCTGTCTTGTAAGTTGGTTTGGATCAAGGAATGGCTGCCCCATGCCCTGCTGTGCCTGCTGCATTGTTGCTTGCCGGTTTTGATAGTTAGCCTGGTCAAACTTCTTAAGGCCTTGGCTACCCTGCTCGGCTCTTATAGCTGCCCGCTGGGGAAATACCTGCATTGCTGATCGTGGCATTGGCTTCATACTATCATTCCTTCTGTTACGAATTATTTACCCTGTGATGGTTCTAGTGGTTTGCCTGGACGTTGCAGATAAGCCTGATCCAAAGCATCCCGTAAACTTTTGGCTTTAATCATTTCACCCGTATCAATTCGGTATAGTCCAGGGGATACGCGCAATGCGTTTCCTTCTTCTGGACGAATTGGAACGGCTGCAGAACTAGAAGCTGGGATGGCATTTTCTAATCCCGAAGATGATTGTCCTGCAGGAAACTGATTGGCCAGGGACATGTAAGTATCGTACTGTGATTGGCTTATATTGTTTTCATCAAACAGTTTCTGTGTACTTGCCTTGATTACATCCGAAGTAATGCCTAGCTGATTAGCAAAATGAAGCACGTTATTTTTAGCAATCCCGTAGTCATCCCCCGCATTGCTTTGAGCTGCGCGAGAAAACAGTAGGTTCACATTTGAGCCATTTTGGCCGCTTAATCCCATGCCCGTTACCATCGCACCGGTTAGGGCAACAGTGTCGTTGTAAGAAGGAGTATCTACTATGCGCTTATCAAACTCTTTCCAGCTTAAGGGCTTGCCATCCACGCCAAAATCAAACTTGCTTCCATCAGCAAGCGTACCTAGATATTTATCGTCAAGAATACCCGCATCTTTCATGACAGAGCGAACTTGATCTCGCTCCAATTGAGCTCCCCCTTTGCCACTGGTCATCATTTTCCCAATGCTGCGCTTGCCCATAAAACGCAAAGCGGTATTAGGTAGAAATCCCAACATGTTTACGCCTTGATTAGCCCAATCTTCTCTTGTCCCTTTTCCTCTTAAAATATCTTTTCCGCCAGTTTCATAAGCATTACTTAGCGTCATTGCTGTTAATGCAGCTATGCCTAATGGCGTGGCAAGTGCTCCAAGTCCTGCGCCTGCAGCTGTAGTTCCTGCTCCAGCGCCAGCGCCAGCAGCACCAGTCCCAGTAGCACCAGCAACACCAGCACCTCCAGCTCCAGCAGCACCTCCAGCTCCAGCAGCACCCAAACCAGCCGCCGAACCTCCAGCAGCTCCGGCAGTTCCAGCTGCTCCTGCGGCTCCTGCGGCTCCGGCTCCAGCAGCAGTTCCACCGGCTGCAGCAGCTCCGCTTCCAAAAAGTCCTCCTAAATAGCTCCCACCAACCATTCCTGCAACAGTTCCAGCCGTCCCAATCAAGCCTGCAGTTTGCTGTTGCCCTGCTCGCTCCTTAGCTTGCTCTTGGGGCGTTTTAGGAGGTCCAAAGTTTTGTACTACGGCAGCATACGCATCCTGACTACGGACACCTTGCCCGATCAGTGTCATGTAATACTGCTGAGGCGTCATTCCAGATTGAGGAGGAGGTAAAGCCATATAAATCACTTTATGTAAATCGTTTAGATCCAAGTCCCAAATACAGCAGTTCCACTACGCGCAAATAGTTCTGCCCTAGTGTGCCCGCCAGCGTAAATTATTTTACCTGGATTCTGCTTGCTAAAATCCTCATTGGCTTGCACCAAATACCTTGGCTGAATGTTATCCAGCCCATGTATTTCAGCAAACCGCTCCAGCATGCCCATCTCAAGTGTTTTCTCGTTAAAAAGAGATATGTCAGTATCCGCAATAAACGCTTTGTACGAACCCTCATAGTATTCCCAAGTAACGCCACCATCTGAGGCGCTGCCGCTCGTATGAGTAGGAGGAGTAGCTCCACTAATGCCGCCTGCTGTGGTTGTATAGTAATTGCCGTTATAAAAAGTGTATGCAGCTGCAGCATATGACGTTGCAGTTACCCACGTTGCAGGACGAACTCCACGGTCAGCAATGTATTCAAAGATAATTATCTGCCCATTATTAGCTGCTGAAGGCGTTGGGCTAATAAGCAATTCACTATTGGTAACGCCCCTGATTTGAAACCGCTGATAAACTGTAGTGTTTAATCCGTAGCCACGAATCTCAGCGTATTCCTGTTCGCTCATTGGACCAAGAACGCGCCAGCGGGTTGAGCTATTCCAAAACGTTTCGTAATGGTAATAGCTAAACGCCGCTGGCAACTGATAGGTAGCTTGTCCCGCAACAAGTGTGAATGATCCGCTGGCATACAACTTGGGCCAGGGATACATATCCATCAACTGATCGTTGATCCGTTGTGCAATTGTACGCAACTGTTTCGTAGTCGTTTCGGTTGAAGTCATTATGGTTGACTCAACCGAATACCCAGCTTCATTAGCGACATTTGTTACAACGGTTGAAAGCGTCATACTTTTCTAGGGCGTCCTCGTCGCTTGGGGGCTTCAGTTATTTCATTGTCTAGTGATTCCTCACCTTTGTCAGCCTCAAATTCTACAGGCTCAAAATGGCGCACTGGCGCTCTCTGAGGCCGCAGATCCGTTCCTTCCAATCCTTCAATGCGCTGCAGCATAAGCTCCAGTTGGTGCTCCAACCGTGCCGTCCGAGTTTGCTCACGATCTAACAACTGCTTAAGTTTAGTCACCTCAAACTGAGACGAATTGGCAGCAGCTAGCCAGTCATGCGCCATTTTTACAAACTTGGACAAAGGCCCTAGCTTACGCTTTACCTCATCGGATGCCTCTCCTAACTGCTCAACAGTGCGGAAGCCAATATGCTGCAGCTCGCGCATAGCCGAACCATTCATAAGCGGCCATTCAGATAGGGGAGTCCCGCTTTCAATAGGCGTGTTGCCTACCTGAAAACCTGCATAAAGCTCTGGATA